CGCCGACCATGTTCTGAATCATGGTGTGTGCCGGATCGGGGAAGAAGTCCTGCACATCGACGCAGATCAGGTCTACATAGTCGGCCTGAACGCCCATCCCACGAACGAACTCGCTGAACTCTTCGCCGTTGCCCGACTGCTCGACATCTCGGATGAGTTGCTCTCTCTCCCTGTACTTCCACGGCGTTTTGACCACCGAAGTGCCGAATAGCAGCATGTCGATGATCGCGGAGGTCATATTGCGGAAGACGCCGGGACGCGAGAAGTTGTATCGGGTCGTTCGTGTGACGGCACGGCCCTTCCCGGTCGCGTCTTCGTAGCCTACCGGGAGCGCCTTGACGTACTCGCCCTTCCGATCTCCCAGCAGCGACAGCACGAGGTGGGCCGCGTAAGACATGATCGCCTTATGCGTCTCGCCATCCTTCAAGATCATCTCGTGAGTCGCCCCACGAGAGCGGCTTCCTCCGGTACGACGCTGGCCTTGTCCGTAGGGTCTGCCGATAGTCCTGATGCTGTTCTGATCGTAGGGCTCGACCATGAAGTTGAGCAAAACCTCGATCCACTTATCGACGTACTGCTCCTTGTAGCGCCGTGAATGGGAAACGAACCCCATCACGAAGTCGAAAATGTCAGCGTCTGTTGGTTTCATCATGTCACTCCACGGTAGTCAAACTTGCTCGGTTTCCAATCATCTGCGCTGATCTTCTCATCAATCCGCTCTTGAGGCCAACTGACCATCATCCCCTTGTGATGCCGGGCATGGACACTGAAATCGACGTAGATGTCGAACCCGAACCTCTCGGCTCGCTGACAGAACGCCATGTCTTCCGACATGATGACGTTCCCCTCTCGGACACCTTCCTCGTGCGCGTCGTTCGGCACCTGAAACGGGTTCTCGGACGAATCGAGCATCACTTCAAGCACATCGCGGCGAACGCACAGTAGTCCCGTGCCGCAACGCGGGATCTTCTTGATACCCGTCGCCGGGAGCTTCTGGGTATCCCTGATCGAACTGAAGCGTTTGATGCCGGACTCGTCCTCGGACATGAAGCAAGCGAAAATGCCTCGCTGGGTGCTGATCCCGCAGACGATTCCGGAGACGATAGGGAGTCCGTGCGCCGCCAGTTTCAGCGGGGCGTCCCATTCGACTTCCTCATCGGCGTCGATCATCACGAGGTACTTGACCTCGGGGTTGTCGTTCGCGTACTCAAGGAAGTTGCGGACCATCTTGCCACGAGTGACCTCGACAAACCCTCCCTGCGGGTCTTGCAGCGTACCCCAGCGCATGCCCTGGTTGCCCCACATACCCGCTGTTTCCAGCATGCCCTTCGTGAACGCTAGCCCGGGACGGTGAGGGATCATAATGAGGATGGACTGCTTCAGTTCGTGCAGTTCCTCGTCGGAGAGTTGCGATGGATGCCTGCCGACCTTGACCGACTCGGCGCTGACGCACTTTTCGGGGTTCGGCCCCATGATGACCACCTCGCCGTAGTTTTCTTCCACCACCGCTCCCTTCATTTGATTCCCCAGAAATACAGATCTCTTGGGGACTGGTTCTCTATGAATTCATACCGCGTGAAACGCTTGACCAGTAATCCAAAGTGGCCGCGCTCCAGATTCATGTAGTAATTGTTTGTGAAGGGCGCATCGCCTGGAGAGGTTCTCACGGTTCCGTGTTCCGGCCTGCCTGTGGTGGCGCAGGAAAACAGCACCAAGCCACCATCGCGCACCAAGTCAATCATCTTCCCAAAGGTTTGTCGCCAGTGCCGGTCATGCTCGAAACACTCGCAAGATATCGCCACATCGAAGTGATCATCGTCAAATGCCAGTTCATGCCCAGCACACACCAGATCCACGCCGTCGCCTTCCCCCAGGTCGCAACCCACATACTCCTCGACTGAAGCCTCGAAAAACTGGCGGACGCTACCGTTGATATTCAGCGAACCAACTTCTAGCACCCTGCCGCTCTCGAAAAACTCTGGGAATTGCGACTTCACTCCGCTCACAAAATCCAACTGGGACTGATGACTCATCTGAACCAAACCTCCGCATAGTGCGGCCTGTTCTTCAGTAGCCACGGTACAGCGGCCCTGGTCAATGTCTCACCGTCCTGACCAATGGTCTGACTCCCTACATGATGCACATACGCCGTACTCAAGTAGTGACGAAATCCGGCAGTTCGCAAGTCCGCGCAATGCACATCGTCCGAGAACCAGTTCAAGGGCGGAAACTTGAAGCAGTCCCACGCATCGCGCCCGATCCAGCCGAATATGGGACTGAGAACCGGCACGGGCAGGATGGAATCCTCTGATGGATACCTGAAATAGTGCAGTTTCTGATCGAGGGGATTACTTCGCACGTTTTGGGCAGGTCTTGCGGCATCGCAACGAGCGCAAACCCAACCCACGGGTTCAATCGACTTCTGAACATCATCGAGCAATTGTCGGTAACTGTCCGGTGTCAACACAATGTCGTCATTGGCGCACACAACAGAATCGAAGCCGTCGTCAAATGCCTTGTCCATGATCTCGTTGTAATCGTCACCGAAATTACGCGGCTCGCCAACGACTGTGACGGCAGCGTCAAACTCCTTCGCGCCGACAATGGACTCCGGTCCACGCAGATACACTGGCGCTTCCGGGCAGTATTCGGAAATGCTTGCGAGCATCACACGCAGACCCTTACCAGTGACCGTCGAGATGCAGATTGGGATGGTGGGGTTCACGTTACGTCCCGCCTGCGGACCTGAACCATCCACAGCGGCCCCTTTCGCAAGAACCGCCTGAACAGCGGATCGTTCGTGTTCGACCACGGAATCCCGCCCCACTTCTTCACGGTGTAGGCTTCGTTGACGAGGAACTCCTTGTTGGCCTTCGGGATTTCGGGAACGTTTCCATCGTCGTCTGTGTACGCAACGTGCGGGTGGGACTGGTGAAAGATCAGGCACGACTCGTCGAGAACGATCTTCCCGGTATTCAGCGCGGTCCTCGCCGTCCAGTCGTTGTCCTCTAGTTCCATACCTTTCAGGTACTCAATGTCGTAGTCTTCCACCGCGGCACGAGGCGCACGCACGAACCAACACATCGGCAGGAATCGACGACGAGAGAGAAGTTCTATTCCCGTGTCCATATCAACGACCCGCGGAACCCACATCGCATCGTCGTGCTGCCGTGCCTTCTCCAGCGTGTTTGGCGGAATGATGCAGTCGGAACTCAGGAAGGTGATGTGATCTCCCTCTGCTTCCTTGATCGCAATATTGTTGGCAGCGGCAGGGTTGTTATGCCCGTTGAAGTTGCACGCATCCTTTAAGTCGTGGAGCGTATTGTAGTCGAGCCATTTGACAGGCCAATTGTCGATGATGTTGTCGTGGTACGACTTTGCAAAGTCAGCGCTTGACCCATCGTTGACAACCAGAACCTCTGTATCTTCCAAATCGTTTCTGCTGAGAGCGGCAAGGACCGCTTCCAGTACTCGCCAGGGCCGATTGAAAACGGTCAGGATGATGGTGTCGCGCACTAGTTACCCCCCAGTGTGTATATATCTGCCGAACGAACGGCGGTTACTGTCGGCTCCAGGCTGTTCACGAAACGGACTGAAGACCTGTTCACTGTCTGCATGATCAATTTTCGGCGAGTGAGTAGCCACACACTCCAGCGTGACAAACGCGCAAACGTCCAGCACATCGTCATGCGGGAGGTTGTTCCTACCCAGCGGCAACGGCCTGAACAGTCGCGCCTGCCCGAGGAACTTCTCCAGGAAGTCCTTGGGAACAGAGTCGCACATCAAGAACTCCCCGTTCTCGCCTTTCTCAGCAAGTTTAGCGATACGGAGATTCTTAGCCTTGGACTGATAAGCTCCCTTGAAAGGAAGAATTTTGAGCTTGACTCCGTTTCTTCGTGCTGACCGTCGCAACGAATGCTCACGATCTGCCTGAAGTCCTCCATAGGCTTCGTTGTATACCCATGCACCGGGATACCGCTGAGCGTACCTACAGATTTCGTCTTCTCCAACATCTGGTGTCCACTCCTTGCTGAAAGAGCCATCTATAAGGACAGCTAAATCTAACTGACCTCTCCTGATGCACTTGTAGACTGCAATTGCCCAGTCGTCCTTGGTCCCGTCTCCACGCTTCTTCTCGCCGACACCAGAGAACGAACCAACCTTGGCCGGCGCGGGATCAGAGAGGATGAAGTACGTCCCCGGCCCCTGCGCCTCCTGTCTGGTGATGAACTGCTCGCACTGCGGCTTCCACGGCTTTTCAGTCTGCGGCGACGGGTCGTTCATCCGCTGAGCAGCGTAGTCGGCCTGCCCCATCTCGCGTAGAGCAGTCTCCTCCCGCTTGAGCGCAGCCTCCACACCACCCGGAACACGCTTACTGCCAGGGCCGAAGTGTGTCGGCAACCCCTTGTAGTCCATCTTCCCGTCTGTCTCACGAGCGTGTCGGACGATGATGTCCCACTCCTTGTTTCCTATCCAATCGCTGTAGATGTCGTTCTCATCCCACCGGGTACCAACAAGCCTGACCCGACCCATCGTGTTCAACACGTTCAGCACGGTACGACGCCACCAGTTGCGTATCCGGCTCATACCGGTCGACTCTTCCATCGTCTGCTGGCCGATGATGTCGTCCAACATGATCAGGTCAACATGCGCTCCCGTGATCTCCGCACCCGCACCCTTTGCCCGCATGGTCGGCTGGCGCTTCGTCGTCGTCTTATGACCAGCCCTTCTAACAATGAAGGAGCCCGTCTTCAGAAACTTCTTGTTGGAAGCCAGCGGCATGATCCGATAAGGCTTCCCACGCTTCTCCTCGATAAAGAAATCCGCCGGGTAAACACCAACCGGATCCAGAGAACGCAGCCACTCATTGCTCTTGAAATGCTCCCCGACCTCCTGGAGCAAAGCCTCCGCCTCGCTCTCCACAGCGTGGTTCACCATGATGGTGATGTCAGGATCTCGAAGTATCTCCTGCACCGCCAATACTATGGTAAAGATCGTAGACTTCAGCCCCTTGCGCTGGAAGAAGTTCCCAACCCGCGGATGCTCTCGTAACAAATCCATCCGCTTACAAAGAGGCCCGTGGAAGTCAGCAGTCATACCCTGCTGCTCCTCCGGAGTCCACTCGTAACCCAACTTGGTAGCCAGAAAGTACAGGTCCGTCTGCGCTCGCCGTAACTCCCGCTGGCGGGCGCGGTCCTTGCGAACGGCTGCTGACCTGTTAGCGGACACTACTTTGACTTCCGCTTCCTAGCCTTATCAGAGATCTTGCCGAGTCTCTTGGAGAACTTTCTGGACTTCTTATCGCCCTTAGCCCGCGCCTTCTGAATAGCCTTGTCGGTAATTCCTCCGACAACACGAACAAAGTCCCCGGTCTTTCTAGCGGCCTTCGCAGCCTCGGGATTAGATAACTGCTTGATGATTCCAGTAATTGGATCTTTGCGGATTGTCGGAGCCAACATCACATCTGTCCGCTGACCTTTACGGGTCTTTTTGCCAGGGATATCGAACGTTGCAGTACGAACAGACGAATGGCTGCCGCTTGGATTCTTGATCCTGTCAGTCAGTTTTTTGGCACCCGACAACGCTCTCTTACCGAACTTTGTCTTCTTGATTTTTCGCTTGCCAGGAAGCTTCTTCTTGATTGCCACTACGATCTCCTTCCCTACACAAGTAACAACTGGCGGCAGATTCAACGTCTCGAAAGATCTTGCTACAAGACTCACAGGTAATGAAAACTCGAACCTCGCTATCTACCGCTGCTGACCTGGTAACAGACACTACTTCTCTCGCTCAGGAAGATTCCACTTGACAGTCTTGGGAGATGACGGAGGAGCATCCGCAAAACTCTGGAAGATCAACTCCTCTTTCAGCATGGGAACAAGCCGTTGGATGGAAGCGTAAGTCAACGGATCAAGCATCGCATCCCGATCAACAGAGCGGGGTACGGGAAGAGAAAACTCCTCTACCCATTCCTCCATATCGCACTCGTCGCACCCAAGCCTGACCAGCAACCAACCAACTAACCGCCAGAGCCTGCTGTGATAACGAATCTTCATTAGCGATACTCCCCACAACCCACGCACTCCCCCAACTCTAACCCTGCAGGACAAACCGAGAGCAACGTGCCCACGCTAACCCCCTAGCCAGTCAAATGGTCTGTGTGGCATATTTTTGTAAACGGAACTGAATTACTACCTATCACGGGCGGATGGGCCCAACCCCACCAGGCTACCCTTCCCGCTCAAGCGCCTCATTCAACCGGCCTAGCAGCGTAGCAGCCCTCATCGGCCTATCAAGCGCGTACCTTATAAAGGCAGCAGCTCTCCTGCGCTGCCTGTGGGTATCGTCTAGCATGTCCTGGTCTGTGAGCTTGACACTCGAGCCATCATCTGGCGAGCGCTCTACGATATCGCTGGCTACTTTCCAGGTGCCGGCCAACTCAGCCGGTGTCAACTCGTCGGCCTCGACCTTGTCTACTAGCTTGGTTGGGATTAAGTCCTTTAGACGTCTAGCTTTATCCTGCCTCTTAGCCACCCTAGATGCGACCGCTGTCGCAACTGTAGCAGATGACAGCGCCCTGGATACGCTTCCTGGATGCCTATAGCCTGCCTGCTTGGCTAGTTCGGTCTGCGTAACCTCGCCGTTTCCCTTTGCGGCAAGCGCTACTAGCTTGCGCTGTTTGGCTGTTCTTAGCTGGCCATTGCCGCATCTACCGCAGTAGATCGGAGCATTGCAGTTGGGGCAGTTAGGTATATCAGACATGCTGTCGTAGTCTAGCACGATATTAGTAGGCGCAGTTCCCCCCCGGTCCCCCCGGTTGGGGTTTCCAGTGGGTTTCCCCCGGCTAGATTAGCGTCTAGCCTGCAAGCCTGCCGTTTCCGAGGCGGGTTATTGAGTCGTGGGATCCGTACCCCGCGAACGTCGAGTGTTTCCTCTGTAGAGCTTGCACAGCCCCAGTGTTCCGCTAGTCCAGTGGTCGGCTGTCTCTCCGACTTGTCTAGCCTCGACGGTTGTCACTCAACGCGACTAGCACCGTTCGCGCCGGCCATTATACCCCGTGTTTCCCCGCGTCAGTCAATTAGTTGCTCATCTTGTCCACAATACCGCTTGACTGTAATACGTTTGCACCTTACTATCCGTACTGTCAATGCGGATACGACCTAGCACGGGAG